CTTTACCATAGTTAGATGTTATTTCAACATAAACTATAACAAATTTCTGATTTATATAAGGAATTTTCACTTTCTGTTTTAAATATTTTATTTTGAAACTTTTATTAGATAATGCTCTTTTGGGTGTAGTGAGTGTGAGACTTGAGTACTCGTCACTACCGAGAGATGGCTCTGTAACTGGAAAAGATAAGCTAAATATTTGATTATGCAGTTTCTGCCGAGGTGGAGTGATAGTGAAAAAGAATTATATATTGACGTGAGGAACTTTTAACCTCTTTCTTAATGAACTAATTGAATGCAGGATAGCATGCTGCTAGAATGCCATGGAAATATTCATTTAAAGATTTTTCTGACAATGCAATCCGTCATAGGATGGGGAGATGCATTGGTTTAATCTGAGTATTGGTACCATGTATTTTGAAACAGCATAGTCGTTTGGTCACAATGGCCGAATTGCTTGATCGTTGAAGAGAAGGAATTTTTGGAATGTTTTTTGAACCAAAAGACATAATTAGTATTATACAAATTTTCTTATACCTTAGGAAAGTATAGGGATTGGTACAATTATGATCCGGTATCTTAGCGCCGGGTGGATGACACCGAGACTAAGACAAGGGGAGGAGAGACTGATGCCTTCCTGACTGTATACTTGCGTTTCCGGACAAAAGTCGATGCAGCACCTTTATGGAACCTGAAAAATAGGATGTCCTTGCATCCGTATCACTAAATTGTATAATTCCCCTAGATTGACAATCTAGGTCCCAGGATTGAAAAATATTTTGGTTTCAAGATTTTGTTACTAACACACAAAAACAAAACACAAACTTTGCGTTTGCAGGTGTCGTAGAACCTGAAGGGATGGATTTCCCGAAATCTTTTGCTACAAAGAAATTTGAGCGTCGTTTACAAAGTAAACATTCGAAGATTACTAAGGAGCGTATTTCACTTAATAGTGAATATGATGCTCTTGTGAAAGAGATAGAATATCTCCGTGCAGCCAAGAAAACTCATTTGTTACCCAAGAAATTAGAAAAACTTGAGAGTATTAAGAAGGCTAAAAAGAGATATAAGAAGATAGCGGTGGCTATGGGTGGTAGAGAACCCGAGGTAATACATGAATATGGTGTTCCTCTATTGGATTCTTTGCATACCATTATTAAGAGTGCACAAACTATGCGTGACTCTATTGATGAGAATCTAATGTCCTTATTTTTGGATCTCTTTACGACACTATATAACGTGTACAAGAACCCTACGTGGGATGGAGTTTTGATTAATTTCTCTAGTTTCTTTTTAAGGAATTTTAAGGGAGATTATGCTGATTTGGCCTTTAATTGGTTCAAACAAGCTTTTGGAGTGGTGTTACCTCAGGGAGAAGGAGAGAAAGACTTTTCTTATAAGGATTATATTTTATCTTTTTTCCAAATGACAGATTCATTTTTTAATGATGCAGTTTGGGACAAAGTCTCAGAATTTTTCAGCAAAATTATGTCATTGTATGCAGCAGCGAAAGATCTAGTTGCTATTGAAAACCTTAACTTCTCTGAAGTAAGTGCTCGATTCAACACATTTCGTAAAGCTCTACCAGATGTAACAGATGTTATCGAATTAGCTTTCGAAGCTTATCGATTTGTTGCAGGTAATTGGAAGCAAATTTGCACCGGTGATTGGAGCAATTTGATGTTAGGCAAGGATGAATCTAAGGTTTTTGAATTGGAAGTTCGGGAATTGGAACAGGCATATAATTTTGTTCTTGGGAATCAGGAAACTGAGTTAAAGACTATTTATAATACTACCCCCGGAAAATATGAGGAGAGACTAACCAAAGCTGTTAAAACAGCAAAATCACTAATTGTGCGAGCAACAAGTGTGCAGCAACGTATGGCTATTTCCAATTTTATTAGAAAGCTTACAGAGATGCAATCGAATTTGTGGGCACGCAAAGCTGATGCTCCTGTTAAAGAAGAGGCTTATGCGATTAAGATGTTTGGACCTTCTAGTTGTGGTAAATCAACTATGATTAAATTATTATCTAAAACCATTTTGAATGCATATGGAAGAGATCCGAATGAAGGTGGTAGTGTAGTCTTCACTAATATTGATGAACGTTATGAATCTACCATTTTACCATCACACCGTATTATTGTGGCTGATGATGTGGCTAATAATAAGAATAGTAAACCTAATTACGATAGGATGTTAAACTATGTTAATACTGTACCTCGACCTCTTGAAAAAGCTTCAGCTGAGGATAAAGGAAAGTATTACCCTGGAAATGATGCATTGCTTGCAACAACAAATGTTGACTGTTTAAGAGCTTTAGAATGTTCTGCATGTGCAGAAAGCATTTTACGGCGTTTTGCTTTGCATGTAGAGGTAGCTATTCGCGATGGATTTCGTAATGATTTTGGAGGTCTTATCAAGCAAGACAATCTAAGATTTGATGTTTATGAATTGGTATTGAAACGATTCAAATGTATTTCTGGAGGTGTAATTGAGTGGGACGTGATTCCACGTCGTGAGTGGAATCCTCATGATGATAAGGATCATGATTTTCATGCTTTGTGTGCTTTTGTAGCGAAAGATATCGAACAGCATAGAAAACGACAGAAATCGCAAATGACTATGCAAAATGAACTAGATGAATGTGGTTTTTGTAGTCAATGTAGATGTCCAACAGTTGTTTGCTCTTGTGTAAAGGAAAATGAAGAAGCAGTTGCGATGTCTGGCTTTATTACTATGTGGCAAAGTATGAGCACGAGAGACTTGTGGGATATTAGAGCATTGCTCAACAAACCTACAATGATTCTTGATCAAAGTGTTCGCAAATCCATGCTATGGTATAAAATATACAAAGATAGAGATACTTATTTTAAAATCATAAGTTTGATTTTTGGAAGTGCTCTATTTGGTTGCTTTACTGGTTTTGATATCTTCAAAGTCGCTGTAGTTGCTTTTAGCCTCTATGGACTCTTTTGTTATAATAAGACCATGAAAGAGATTGATCGCGAATTGTCGCGTAGATCTGATTTCTTGTCATCACTTTGTGAAGATACAAAGCAACACTTGGAATCTAATGCAAAGAAATATTTTGCTGTTAGTGGAAGCATTTTTATGGCTTATGCTGTATACAAAGTGTTGAAACCTCTTATTAAATCTCAAGATAAATCTTCTTATTTTAAGGAGGTGTCTAATTACTTTGGAAAAGTTGTTGAGGCACCTGCTGAGGGAAAAAATGTTTTTGAAACTCAAGATATTAGAGATTATAAAGAAGGTTATTCGCGACTGCCTCCCAAAGATTCCGCTGTATCTAAAACTACCACTAGTAAGGATTTACAGCTGTCTGTTGCAAGATCATTGAGAAGTGTAATTACACTTTCTAAAGGGAAAAGATATGGCACAGTGAATGGTATCATGGTAGCAAGTAATGTTATTATGGTTCCTTCACATATTATTCCTAATACTTTCCCATTTGATATTGAGACAGATCCCACACCTGGTGTTCCAGGATCGAAGACAAAAGATCAAAAGTTAACAGAAGAATATTGTTACATTGATAGAGAGCGCGATGTTGCTTTCATTCATTTAGCTTCGAGTCCTGCATCAAAGAGTTATGTAGATTTCTATCCGTTGGAATATCCTTCATATTATAGCAGAACAACTGTTATGTTATGGAAGAGCCATTCTAATGAGGTCAAAATTAGCAAACAAGCAGCTAGACCTATTGCAGAACCTTTAGTGTATCATGGTTATTTAGAGAAACCAGGTATGCTATGGGGACAAAAACATGTTCCTATTCAATATAAATTGGAAACAGGAAAGGGCTTAACATATGATACAGAGTTTAAGGGTTTTGGTGGACTTTGTGGAGCGCCGATAATCGATGCAGAGAGAGGAATCATTTATGGATTCCATGTTGCAGGTTATCATGGATCTACTAAAGGATTTAGTACTTGTATACTCCAAAGTGATATCAAAAAGGGTTTGGAAAAGCTTAAGCTTACCAGTCCTACATTGGTGGTGCATTCTACAGGTGATGTAAATGTTGATACTTATGGTCAACCATTTAGCATCATTAATCAGAAGCCTTTGTATTTGAGAGAAGATGGTACAAAAGATAAAACTATTGTAACATATCTTGGTACCGTTCTTAAGAATGGGCAACCTATGGAAGATCGTAGTCGACCTCCATACATGCGTACACCATTTTTGGGAATTGCTGAAAACTTGGGAGAGTGTAAACATAGACCTCCTAAAGAACCTAATGCTGTTGAAAAGGCGATGAAAACTTTGAATAAGTTGACTGACCCGGTTCAACATTATGAAGGTGACATTCTCTCTAAGGCTATTGCAGATTATGCAAAGCATACCCTTGATGCTTTCACAAAAGATCCAGAATTTTCTGATATTATGAGAATTTATTCTCAAGAAGAGGCGATGAATGGATCAACAGAACGCGGATTGGGTGGATTGCCTAGCAGTACATCAGCGGGTTTTCCTCTTTTCAAATCAAAGAAACATTGTCTTGTGCGTGATCCTATGGATGAAGCACAAGTGAAAGTTCCACGTGAATTCAATGATAACTATGATATCCAAGAACAAATCGATTATACAATTGATTGTTGGAAGAATGGAAAGAGATCGGAAGCTATTTATAAAACAAGTAGCAAGGTGAATGAACTCTTACCAACTAAGAAAGCTAACGAGAAAGTGCGTAAGTTTTATGGTAGTCAGTTCGCTAACTTTGTAGCTTCTCGTAGAGCGTTAGCTGGGATTCCCATTATTATGAGGAAGCTCTGGCGTACTTCTGAATGTATGGTTGGAATCAATGCTACTTCTAAGGAGTGGGATGATTTTCATACATATCTTACAGAGTACAGTAAGACGCGAATGATTGCTGGTGATTTTGCTGGTTTTGATACAAGAATGGCTGCTCAGATTACAGGTGCAGCAGCAAAGATCATGGTTTCATGGTATGAAGCTGCTGGTTGCTCTGAAGAAGACCTTGCATTGGTCCGAGGGGCATTGTCTGATATTATTCATCCAAACATTTTAT